GTGCGTCAGCGATGACTAAGTCATCGCCTAGCACAGCATAGTATGGGAACATACCAACGTACCCAGCGCGCGCGGCAGCAACCTGTACCACCACGTGGTGGGTCAAGGCTAGCATGGCCCATGAGGAGTAAGCTCCCATGGGTTGCCCGACGGCGTACCGTATCGACTTTGGTCCTAACCACCACTCTCTCCCTACTAGGAGGAGAGCCCACGCTCCCGACGCGTGGAAGCCAAGTGCTGAAAGCACCTGGACTTGGAGGGCTACGGGCAATCTATCTGTTGCGGCGGAAAGGTCAAAGGAATGTAGAGTACTCTGGGGCCTTAAGTCCCGGAGCCGCTCAATGGGCGCGAGTTGGTTGAAGGTACCGTCCATGGGTATTGCACGAAGTAATTCGTACAACCCGTTATGGAGTGGATGAAGCAAAGCTTGAGTCCACCAGTCTGTGACTGCGACCACCCTCACCTTCCCGTTAGCCTCAAAGAGCTTCCTAAGCTGTCCCAGCTTAGGCGCTTTACAACCTCTGATGACCCACACCAATACAACGGGTAGGCCACAGGTCATCACCAACACTAACCAAGCGAGGAGGAGGTACGCATCGATAGCCACGGCTACCCTGATCCAATTCCAGGCTACGCCTGGGTTGTACCAGAATGCTAAAGCGTCGAGTGCGCTACCCCAAGTCGCCTTGGGATAGTTGGGGCCTGCGGACTCGGAGACCAACCAAGGCGTGGCTGGTTTGAGATTCAAGGGCTTTACGTGTAGTCGTCTAAGGGCATTCTCGACCTCTGGCTCCGCCAGAGTTTGACCTACTCCAGAAAAGGGACCAGTAATGGTTTCCAATTTGAGGATGGGTCGAGCTCCCAAGGAGCGACTAAGAGTCAGAACAGATAGCACTGCCCTCACGATCATCCAGTCAAGCTGAGTTCCTCGGCCTGACCGTATGGCGGTGAAGCTAATTCGTAGCTTCGCCGGGATGAGTAAGGGGAGCCCCGCTCGCGATCTCGCCACTCGCACGGCAGCATGCCGTACGGGTGTACGAGCTATGTAACCCACCGTCATTGCGGTGGCCTCCTTGAGATAGAGGATCACGAAAGTGACACCTGATTTCTTCCAGAGGCGCGCAATGCGTTGGGACATAGACTGGAAATCTTGGAAACGTTCCTTCAGCCCCAGTGACCACACTAGCAGTCGAACGCTAGGAAGAAGCTCTCTGAGCCTCATCCACCGCGTGACCGCTATTTGCT